GCGATTTATTATGTTTTGGGGTATTCATCATATTTGAAGCAGGAGATACCGAGGTAGAACGATTATACTTCGGTTTATTGTGATTCGGCTTTACCTTACGAAATCCGGAGGCACCCCATTTTAAAAAAGAATTCAAGTTATTCGGCATTCTATAAACTTTTTAGAAAAAAGTTTGAAAGCGAAGCGCTCAGAGTGAAACTCTGACAAAAAATAGTTATCGCTGCGCGGCAGGAGATACCCACCTTTAAAAAAAGTTTGAAAGCGAAGCGCTCAGAGTGAAACTCTGACAAAAAGAGCTTTTTATAAAAAGCTCGGCAAAAATAAACTTTTTAAAAAAAGTTTGAAAGCGAAGCGCTCAGAGTGAAACTCTGACAAAAAATAGTTATCGCTGCGCGGCAGCAATAACTATTATCTGTTGGATTTCTTAAAGGTGGGTAATTCCTGCCGCGCAGCGATAACTATTTTTTGCCAAGCTTTTTTCTAAAAAGCTTATATTTCAGAAAAATTCTCCCCTGAAGAATTCAAATCATGTGCAAAGACTCCCGTCATGAATTCACCACCATTTTGTAAGAAATCCTGAGAAAATTTCCCTGAAGGTGACGGAGAATCAGCAGTGGATCCCGAAATTCCGGACTCTACGCCCTGATTCGTCCCAGTATTTGCAGGAGGCTGCGAAAACATGCGCTCGGGATGTCTTAAGTTATCTTTCATAGGAACTTCCGTATTCGTCTCCAAAAGAGAATCATTCGCCATCTCATCCGGGATTCTTCTTTCAATGGCGGCAACCGGTTTCATAGGCGCCGCGTTAGGGGAATTCGGTCCGCCAGGAGAAACAATACGAGGGGGTTCCGGAGAAGGAAATACTCCACTAGAAACGGTGGGAGCAGGGACCGACGCCTTGAATTGCTCAACCGGTTTCACCGTAGGCGTGTAATATTTACTTATAATAAGCGGAACCACTTTATAAAGTATATAGGCAATTAGGACAACCGACAAAACTACAAGACCCCGCTGAAACATCTGAAGCCTGTAGTGAAAAATAAAAGTGGAAAAATTCTTCAAGGTGTTTTTTGAGCAACTTGGACAAGAGGAATCCAAAATTGTTTCGGTCGGTGTATTTTTATATATTTTTTTTCTTCTGCGGATACAGAATTTAATGCCCTATTGGTTTTCAAAGAAGGCTGCTGTTCCGACTCTCCCTTCTCAGCTTGTGTCAGTTGATTCTGATGAGCCTGTTGTAGTAGCGGCGCCTGCAGTAAGTTCTTGGTTCCAGAAGTGGCGGAAGCATGTTTCTGAACCTGCTCCTGTTTCCGTTCCTGCCCCTGTTCCCGTTCCCGTCCTCGCCCCTGTAAAGTCTTGGTTTCAGACATGGCGGAAGAGTGCTTCTGTACCGGAGCCTGTACCTGTGGGTAAGACTTGGTTCCGGAAATGGCAGAATCCGGCTGCCTGTGACGCTGTTGCCGTTGTTTTGCCGGTGCCGGTGCCGGTGCCGGTGCCTGTGCCTGCGCCTGTGCCTGCGCCTGTGCCTGCAGAGGTGAAATGTGATAAGAAATCTGAGATAATCCTTGTGACGCTGAGACAATCTTATTTGTTGAATTGTATTCATTCCGATTTGAAGATATCGGTTTCACTCCCTGAGCCCCGCTCTGACGCGAAGTCCGATGTAGAGGTTGATTTAGAGGATGCGAATGCGAATGCGGATGCGGATGCGAATGCGAATGCGGATGCGGATGCGGATGCGGATGCGGAGCCTGTAAAGGGTGACCAGATTTACAATTCAATTGAGAAGGATTCTCTAACGATTTTACCGGCGATTCCACAGGAGGATAAGCCGGCTCCGTCCGAACAATCCATCCCTGAATCTGAAGTTCCGCCCCCTGTAACCGAATAACTCCAGAATATGTTTCACTTTTGAAGGTATCAAAGGGAACCCAATCCTGGGGCATTTCCCAGAGTTCTTCAATAATCTCCCCACGCTCATTCATCTCACGCGAATGAATTTCCCAACAGGTCCATTCATTCTCCACCTGTTCTCCATAGTATACTCCAAAATCATAGAAAACAATCTTTGATTCTGTAGTATCACCCGCCCATTCTGTAGGTGTCCAAACTCTACGAAACATTAGTTCCTTAAAAGAATAAGGTTGGATTAGTTTAGCCCTAAAAGGGCGGTTCGGTTTAGCCCTAAAAGGGCGGTTCGGTTTAGCCCTAAAAGGGCGGTTCGGTTCGGTTTAGCCCTTAAACAAAAATTGCCAGTCTAATCGCCACTACCTATAAATCAAACAGAATGCCCCCTTCCAAATCCAAGTCCGCTCTTAAAGCGTACTCGGCTCTCTTTCTCACGCAAAAGGGAGATGTAGAAATCGGGACACTTCAGGGAGAGGCGACCGGTCTCACCTTGGCGTCCGTACAAGCTCACTATAAGAAGCGCCAAAACCTGGAGCCCATTGGAACATATGCCTATAAATCTTACACACTCTTTCTATTTGGAAGCACGGTTGGAAAGGAAGGCCAAGAGAATCAACACCAACTTCCTCCTCCCTATGACATGACCCCCTTCTTCGCAGATATTCTTCTCATTGCCTCAAAGGATGAAGACTCCTTTTCAAACCCTGTCCCCTTTCAAATGGATGAGTACGAATCATTCTATACCAAGAGTTTTGGGGGATATACCAGCGACAATAGTGAGGAAGATGCGTTAGTGGAAGTAGATGCCGAGGTAGATGAGGTTCCCTTGGAGGATGGCAAGGAATTCATTGTAGAAGAGGAGGACGACGAAGATGAGGACGACGATGAGGACGATGATGATGCCGATGATGCTGCTGATGCTGCTGATGCTGCTGATGCCGCTGATGTGGCCGAGGATATCGCCATCGCACCGCCTACCCAAAAGGTAAAAGCGATTAAAAAGAAAAAGGCAACCGCAAAGGCGACGTCCAATTCAATCCTTGCCGGAACCGCCACAGCCTATCCCGACAAGCCGATTCTTTCCGAGGAAGAGCAACTCCAGGAGGAGTCCGTCTGTGGCGCAGAGATTGTACCGCAGAGAAACCAGGTCCTATCTGCTCTCAAAATCCTCTTCAAAGATACTCTGGACCCTCTCAATATTCTTCAACTGGAGTCCAGCATTTACAATGGAACCATTAAACGAACCCGGCTACAGAACATTGTCCGGTCTTGGACCTATCCTCTCTTTGCCCATGTGTATTTAATGCACGCGAAGCATATTGCCTCCAATTTCAATCCGACGTCCTACGTGGGAAATAAGGAACTCTTTGAGAGATACAAAAATAATGAAATCACATTTGCGGATCTGGCCAAAATGGATATTTACGAACTGCTCCCGTCCCGCTGGAAGGAGCAGTTTGAGAACCAACAGGTCCGCGAGAAGAGACAGCTGGAGGGCAATCGTTCCATGGCAACCGATATCTTCCTATGTACGAAGTGCTGGAAGAGAGAGTGTACCTATTATGAAATGCAGACTCGTTCCGCGGATGAGCCGATGACAATCTTCATTACTTGCTTGAATTGCGGAAAACATTGGAGGCAGTAATCGCTCCCATATATATATGCAGGGAATACATAGACCTAACACTACCCTATTAAATGAATCCGGTACGGACCCCTTTCCTTTTTTAATGGATGCATGGAACGTATATGCCAAAAAGGGGAATAAGACCGTTTTCATTAGTATAGGTTCTTCTAAATCGGCGCTAGCCGATCTTGAAATTGCCGAAATAATTGGATGTCCTCTGATTGTCGTTCCTGGAACTGCCGATGGCCTAACAGGATGGATAGAAGTCGCCAAATGTATAAAGACGCATGAACCGTTTGAGAGCCCTACCTCAGATTTTTCGGTAGGCTCCGATGAAAAATGGATTATACCGAAGAATCTTCGGATTATTGCGGATTCAATGCCCTCGTGGCAGGCGGGAACTCTACCGATTTCGGAAAGATATTGCCTACATAGCGTCCCCTTTTATGAATGGGTAGAGACACAATGCGCGTCTATTGGTCTATCTTCAGAACAGACGCGCATTGATATTATGAAAATAGATATACGTGGCGGAAAGGAACGAACCCTCCTGTATGCCATGCTTGATGCTGGATTTCGCCCTTTCATTCTTCTTGTAAATTGGTCAGTCAGTCCAGACACAGACGCGCCGACAAAAATGACGGCGGGACATCTACAGAACTGCGGATATACTCTCATACGGAAAGAGGGAACAAAATTCCTTTACATGTTTGTGGATGAAGATATGTATTCCATTTGTAGCTGGGAGAATGTGAATGTAATAAACCCTTTTGTGGAAGAAATCGTAAATGGGGTTCGTGATGCTCTTGCTCCCAAGGTGATTGATGCCTCAACTAAATAAATATTCTAGCCATACTATAGAATACATGTTAAAATATCATATATATTTCCTTTTTCTAAAAGTGATTATATTTGTACAGTTCTCTCTTATCTTTTTACAAAAGGAATCCGTAAATAGTATATATTATATAATATTTGATATTATTTTCAAGATATCACTCGGATTATTCCTTATGGCATTCTTCGTTGCGCAAAGATTTCGTGAAATAGATTTTATAGATAGATATATTATATTCCTTGCCGGTTCTCTACTATTATTTGACGTTGGAACAGGAGGTCTTCCTAAACTTCTCTCAAAATACAATATCACCCTGCCTTCCTGGTGGCCAGTACAGAAACCCTAGAGAATCATTAGGTCCGCCAGTCTCCAATACTCAAACGTACCATCAGGCATGGGGCGCTTAATAATATAGGGCAGTAGCCGTTGCTCCAGTTCCAGCTTCGCGATTTCAAATACACTCGTAACATGTTCAGGCCGAACAATATAGGGGGGGGCACCTTGTGCGAGTTGATTCGCTCTGAATCCCAGAAGCTTCGTCTTCTCGTATACACTTAGAAAGGGCTGACTCTTATGGGCAGCATCGCGACCATCCTCGGATGGAGGGACCTGCTGAATGGCAATAGAGGGGGCAATCTTTTCGGCATAGTCCAGAATCGTTTCAGGATGGAACTTATATAGAACCTCCAACGGGTCTCCAGCATTTCCAGCGGACGCCGCCTCTCCAGTAGGAGCCGCATCAGCCTCCTCAATAACTTCAAATCCATCTACGCCATCGGCGCCTCCATCATCTTCATCAGCCATTGTGTCTATATTAAATAAAGAAACAATGGGCGGTCAAATTTACGTGGAGGACAACACACCCCCTCTATAAAATTTGAGAGGGCTTATGGAAGTACCAAGAAGATAACAAAGATGGAGTCCGATTGCTCAGGTAGTTCCGTGTTAGTTGAGGATGGGGGTCTTTTACCGACTCCCAATTTAAAAACGTATGATACGTTTGATTCAATGGGGCTTCCCGATAAGCTCCTGCGCGGAATCTTCGCATACGGTTATGAGCGCCCGTCCGATATTCAGATGAGAGCGATTGTCCCCATTAAGGATGGGCGTGACACTCTTGCTCAGGCGCGCTCTGGAACGGGTAAGACGGCGACCTTTTGTATTGGGTCAATGTGCCGTATTAGTCCGGAAATAAAGAAGATGCAGGTTCTCATTCTTGTACATACGCGTGAGCTCGCGCAGCAGATTAAGACGGTAGCGTCGGCTCTGGGTGAGCACCTGGGAATTGTAACCTACTCGGCCACGGGTGGAACGCCGATTCGCGATGACCTCAAGGCCATTGAGCGGGGGGTTCATATCGTCGTCGGAACGCCTGGTCGTGTATTTGACCTAATGAATCGTCGGGCTCTCAGTCGCGAGCACATCCGCGTTCTCATTCTGGATGAGGCGGACCAGATGTTGGAGGATCGCTTCAAGGAGCAGGTTCTCTGTATCCTGGATATGGGATTCCCGAAGGACTGCCAGGTAGCGCTCTTTTCGGCCACGATGCCCGATTCGGTCATTGACATCGCGAAGGAGCTTCTGAGAAATCCCGTGCGTATTCTGATTGCCCCTGAGGAAGTGACGCTGGAGGGTATTACTCAGTATTACGTAAATCTTGAGAAGGAGGAGTGGAAGTACGATGTTCTCTGTGATTTGTATAAGCAGCTGACAATCAATCAGGCGCTCATTTATGTAAATAAGCGCCAGAAGGCGGAATGGCTGGCCGAGAAGATGACGGCGGAGGGTTTCCCTCTCTCCTTTATTCACGGAGAGATGGAGCCCGAGGAGCGCACGAAGCGTATGCGGGATTTCCGCAGCGGCGTCGTGCGTATTATGATTAGCACGGACCTTTTAGCCAGAGGCATTGATATCCAGCAAATCAGTTTGGTGATTAACTACGAACTGCCCATGCAGCGTGAAAACTACATTCACCGCATTGGCCGTTCTGGGCGCTTCGGCCGCAAGGGTGTCGCCATTAACCTGGTGTGTAAGGATGAGGAGACCTATCTGAAGGATATTGAGACGCATTATTCTACGAAAATCGTTAGCTTACCGCAGGATTTGGCTTCCATTACTCTTTGAGTCTAAATGAGTCCTATACTCATCGTGTTCCGCAATATTTTTAATTGGGTGAAACAGACCGTTCATATGAACCGTATCTTTTGTCCAAGAATGTCTAAAAATGATAGACTGTAATTCAGGAGGATTTTCAATCGTGAATTTGTTATGGTGCGCAATTGTGCTGAACAATATTTCCAGGAAACAGACCGTCCGCTTTTCCTTCGCCATCTTTGTAACCAAATCCAAGATTCGTCTGGAGACTCTCGTTGCGCAGACGAGACTTCTGTAGAAGGGCCGGTTCAATTTGTCATCACCATCAAACCACCAGTAGAATTCAGGGTCATCCTTGTCCATAACATGCTGTTTCGTGACCAAATCGGTATCAGGATACTTGCGATTCAGCTCATCCAGAATATTGTGTCTCGGAAGGAAAACGTCCTCTTCAATAAACCAGACATGCGGTGACATATTTTTCAGGCAAAAATAATAGAGAGCCTTGTCCCAGGCCGAGGGCGTTTTGGGAATTGCGTTATTGGTATTAATGAATCCCCGTTTTCCAGCGACATCGTCCGCTATCTTAATAAAATAGATGGTATTGGGGCTCACAGGGGGCATTTCTGGTTGGTTGGCATCGGTGATAATAACCGGCGTATAGTCCTTGGACTTGATTTGGGATGGAGGCTGGTACTCATTATTATCACATACTACAAAGACTGGTTGGGTCAAAGTATATTTTAGGAGGTTGTCCAGGTAGGCTTCTTGCGGACTCACGGTAAGAAAGCAGACAGGATATGCAGTAGCAGCGGCAGTCTGAAATCCCTCAGTGTAAGATGACCGCGCGATTAAAAAAAGCAACGCAACTGCAATAAATACATATAGGCCAATATACAATGTCCTATATATATTTTTGGATATCATCCCCTATCCTTTTGTGGGATTTTGTTCTAGGCGCACGCTTATACATTGATGGCCACCGTGTTCCCAATCGGGGCTCTACGTGAGCCTCCACGACGGCGACCCGCCTGGGAACCACCCATGCTACCGATATCATCGGAACCCATGCTCTGCATTTCCATCGCGGCGGAAAGAGCCGGCTGACTGTCGGCCGCGGTAGGAGAACGGCCAACTCCTCCATCCACAACCTCGTTTCTACGCACCTCCTCAAATGTGCGCAGAATGTCGTCTACTCCACTCGGACCCTTCATCTCACGACGAGCCGTCTGTCTGGGCTCCATCGCCGCTACCGACTGAGGCATCTGTGCCATCGGAGGAGCCCCCTGCTGCTGCTGGGAGCTACCGTTGAAGAAACCGGGCTGCTGCTGCTGAGGCTGGACAGGTGCGCCCGCGCTCGCGCTATCGCCGCCCATCGCCATTGACATGAAGTTTCCAAATCCGGGACCGGCCTGCTTCGCCGCCGCCGTCGCGAATTGACGCGCCATCTCGGGATTCTGACGTAGAATGTCGTCCATGGAGGGCATTCTGGATCTCAAGAAGGTGTTGCTCACGTGGCACATAAATCCAGAACCGGCCAACGCCATCATGAGGCGCGCCTCGGGAGGCATCTTGCCGCGCTCCTTGTATTTGTCATAGAGCTCCTCAAAGATTTCGTCAAAGTCCTCCAGGTTCTCATGGACGGACTCGGACCACCCATCCAGCTTCAACTCAAACGGGTCAAACTTGTCATTCATCCACTGAACACCCGTCACTACACTCATCATGGCCTGGCGCTGGAACCGGAGAGAAGACTCCAGGTTTCTGGCATCAGCGAGGCGAGAATGCTCCGTCTTAATCTCGTCCAGAGTGTTGTCCATCGTGTAGCGACGGCTCACCGGGAGACCCTTCTGCTCAAAGCGCTGGAGCTTATTGAGCAGGTCAATCTTCTCCTTCTTCTCATCCTCGGGACTCTGGCGCGACGGCGCCGGGGTGAGCGAAGTAAAGGGGCCAGAAGCCGTCTGCGAGTTCGCAAAAAGGCTCTTGTCGCTGCTATCAGGCTGCGAGTAGGGGCTCGTGGCCTTTGTGAACTGGATTTCTACCGGGGCAGCAGGGCCACTCATGGGTCCTCCACCACCGCCCAGATTAAATGAAATGGGTTCAAGGGGCTCAATAGAACCAATCTCAATCTCGGATATTCCGCCCCCGTAGCTGTTCCCATTCCCGCCTCCGCCACCCAAATCAAAGGATATCTGTCGGGTACCACCACCACCACCACCACCTGAACGACTGCCCGAGTTGGCGAGCATATTGTATCCAAGGCTATCGCCAGGATCCGAAGTGATGTTAATCACGCCGGCATCCATACTCTGAGCAACGGACTCCATCTCATGAATTGTTATACCACCACTCATCTCTTCTTCGTTTTGTTTCGGTCTTTTTAGATGGACTCTGTGCGCATAAACTCAGGCCATATAAACGTGTAAATTTTTACTTAATAGCATCCAAGCACATACAAAGGCAATCGCACAAATCATTTTTCTTGTGATTCCCTTTGAGAAAGTCCAGCCATTTCCCTTTCTCGGCGACGTTCTCCTTTTGAAACCAATCTTGGACTCGTGTTTCGGAGGCCTTCTTTCGCTCGGAGTAGCCTTTATCGCCGCCGGCGGTACCCTTCGTCTTCTTCCCAGCGTGGACAAATCCAACGAAGGAGATACCGGGTAGAACTCTTTCGCGGATGGTAGCAAACAGGAGAATCTGCATGGATTTCATTGTAGGATTCTTGAAGGCCGGTTGGTTTTCCAGAAGGATTCGGTGAGCCGTTCGGAAGAGCTCTGCCCGCGCCGCCACGAATGTTTGAAGCGCCGTGTGAAGAACTCCCAGCTCGGTCTGAATTGCTTTCGTCACTTTTATTTTTTCAATCGGCAGGGAGAATTTCTTCCGAAGCTGTTCCACCAGATCCGATTTTTTAAGTTTCTTGAATTGCGAACCGGCGAGAATTCGGAGAACGGGAAGACCCGGAATTGTTTTCAGAAGATTTCCTGAGAGGTCCGAGAGAGGAGGATGGTCCGGCGGACAATGTTTCTTGCAGCGAATTGCTGTAGCGGCGCCAGCAGCGGCAAGATGCGTCCCCTTCTTCTTACAGGTTTCACAGAGAGCCACTTCCTTCTGTTTCGCCTCCTCGGAGGAAGATCCCGCGAGAAGATCGTAATTCTCCCAGCCGAGAATTTTCCATGGAGTCTCCAGGCCCGAACCCAAACCCGAACCCAAACCCGAACCCTTCTCCAGAAGGCACCAGGCCAAATTGCGAATTCCTATATCAAATGTTAATATCCTCTGGGATGTTAGCATTTCCTATAGTGATAAGGGGCCAGTTCTTAGACCAACGCGCCGCGAAGGCTATTGCGACCTCCCTCATATGCTGAGGTGCGACGAGTATTCGCCGGTAGCCGGGGGCTATGAGGAAGCATATATGTTCCGAATAATTCGGGAACCGTCTCCTTCCGTTCCATTCCAATTCCGCCAGGAGCGCCGGTGGAATCTCTGGAGCACACCGACCGCGTGCAGGATACAACATCCGAAGGAGGAGGGACCACTGTAGAGTCAAGTCCATAATTCGCCCCCATCTGTTTTCCAGCGATTACCCGATTCGCGTGAATGATTCCATCCCCATTGCGCTGCATCCAGCGTACCGTAGGATATTGCTTTTCAGCGGGAATATTACTCTCGCAATGAGGCTGGTAGTTCGTCACCAGACGACCGTCCGCCATTGGGGCCGGCCATCCAGGGAATCGGCTGTCGGGGGCAGGGATGGTCTGGCCAACTGCGACAGTTCGTATATCGACCGGTTTTGCGGACTGTACTTGTCCATAGAAGTTTGGGGTTGTAGGAAGGCGAAACAATTTTGAATCCATCCGTCTATCTTCTCTCTATGGGGAAAGAGATTCATATTAAGCAAGCTGGCCCAGAGAAATAGGAGTGCCTGTTGTAGTTCCTTCCACCAAGAAGGGACTGCCCCCATCCTTTCCTGTTTCAGTCGGTGTGGAAGTATTCTTCTCGGTTTCTCGCAACAGCCCAATTATGGCGGCCTTGTTCATTCTCTTTGTAGTCCGAAGGGACTTCTTCTCGGCCAGTGCGGCAATCTCGTCACGGGTCATAGAGTCGTAGTCGGGGCTTACAGGCGGAACGACGTTCGTGGCATCTTGCGGAATGGTCTCATCGGTCTCCTCAGCCTCTGTCGCAGTCACGGCGACCGACTCAATCACCGAGGCATAAAAGGCCTTGTCATCACCCTCTGTGGCGATTTCCTCAGAATCCTCGGCCTCAAGGGGCTCAGCCAACTTTACAGGGATGGGCGGCGGCGCACCCGAGCGCTGCTTCTCCATCTCCAGCTTGACTCTCAGATCAATTAGCACCGACTCAAGATAATTCATCTTGCGATCAGAATAGGCGATTCTGGAATAAAAATAAAATCCCACTGACCCAATCAGTAAAAGTATTACCGCGGTAAGAAACAGAGTTTCGCTCATTGGGACGGGTTCTGCTTCTTGACTGGTTTTTCAGACCGGGGCTTTCCCGCGGATAATCCGAACCGGTCCCAGATTGATTTTACACTGCTAACTCTACAGATTCCGGGCTTGATATCATACATGAATTTCAGAGTCTTATTTTTTCTCTCCTCCGCCGAACAACAGAGCCGCTGGACGGACTCGGGAGCGGACTCCACCAATTCAAATACGTGCGTACTTACAATACTTATAATGGAATCGCGGGTCCATAGCTGTCGCAGGAATCCCTCCGCCGTGCGAATTCCATCAGGAGGATTCGTAGAATGGAACAATTCATCATATAGAATGAGGCCCACTCCTTCCTCTGCCGTACGTTTCAGAACATTCGCGGCGAAGAAGACTTCGGATTCAAACATGGAGAGGCTTCCAGGACTATCCTGAAGGCAGAGGCCGGACGAAATCCACGATAATTTCTGAATTGTGAAATTCTCGGCAGGAGCAACTCCATACGCATGAGAGAGCAGGCAGCCCTGTAGGATTCCCCGTAGGAAGGACGATTTGCCACCTCCATTCGGTCCTGTCAAGACGGCGTGATGCGACTCTCCTGTAAAAGAGACGGTGGACGGAACGGCCACGGGTCCCAGAGAAATATCATTTATGTCGGTGGCAGTCAGAGTCGGTACCCCAGTACCGCCCATGATTAATTCACTCTTGTTGAGAAGAGGGGAACACGCAATTCTCCAGAGAATTTCAAATTCAGCGAATTCACTGAGAGCAATTCGGAATCTCTCAGGCTCTTCAATTAAAAGATGAATTGCTCTCCGAGGATCCGAGTCCAGCTGCCTCAACGAATTTTTATACATGAACCCAATTTGGAGACTCTTGAATTCCTCCTGAAATTCCAGGTAGAGTGTCCGTAGGCGAATAACCTTACCCCCATTCTCCAAAACATTCCTGTCAATCTTGTACAAATGATAGGCGCTCTGAATCGGCTGAATCAGTGATTGGGCGAATGAAAAAATCATGAAGGCACCCTGCAAAATACTTCTCGCCGAAAAGAGATCGGGGGTCTTCAATTTGAGCGGCTCGTTTCCATGTTTAACAAAGTCTATCGGGCTTCCAGACCAGAGCATCTTCATAATATCTCCATACTGCTCCGTGGAAATCGGCAATTTATACATGAATTTCAAAAATATATAGGGAATTATCCAGGCAATAAAGGGGACTACAATTGCCATGGCAGGGACAAGCCATACCTTGTAAAGGGACATTCCAAGAAGCATGTAGGGAACGAAATTCAGGCAGCGGAAGTAATCATCCTGGAAAGAGAGTTGCGACAGGGCCTCCTCCTGGAGTTCCTTCAAGTCCTCCGATTCCGGGGCAAGAAAGGACTCCAGGCTCTTCTCAATTTCCTCAATTTCCTTGAAATTCGCGTTGAAGCGCCCGATTATTTCAAAGGGGGCATTTGAAAAGGCCTCAATCGCATTTGTTCGGATAATATAACCCTTATCGGAAAGATTCAGGGCATTCTCCAGGGACTCGTTCAGAATGGGCTTTGTCTGTTTTAGACGGCATCCTAAAATATCATGTAGGGTATCAAGTCCCGCATCTTTTATCAGCGGCATGGATTCTAGTAGGGTGTGTGTTTGAATCATATTGTTTGGGGCGCGTAGTATCTAAACACTTATGGCTAATAGAACTCAGGGAGATGGAGTCATTAGAAAATATTCAAAAGCATATCAAGGGCATTTTGGCCTTGGAGGCGGTTGTATCCAAACCATCCACTACAGTATGTGCTTCCATTTTGGCGATGCGGGATTTGATTGAATTACAGAGTCATATCAAAACAGAATGGAGAAAGGCGCCCTCTGAATCCGGAGGCCAATATAGATTTAATTCAAATGTTGATAAAAAGCCCAATTTCAAAAATAGTCAAGATATACGACCGAGTCCGGTAAGACAGGTTCATAATGGGGATACTATGGCTACACCGCCCCCGATTCCGAAATACCAGAGTAAATTCAAGAATAGCACTCAGCCGGTTGATGATAAAATTCTGAATAATATTATCCTTTCCAAGCTCAATAAGTTCAGTCCGAAAACTTACACTGAAATCCGGGATTTTCTTTATCAGATTCTCGGTTCGGGTGAGCCGGATCTTCAGCAAATGATTCGCGATTTTATGAAACTCGTTTTCAAAAAGGCGGCGATTGAGGAGATTTTCTGCCCGCTCTATGCCAAACTTTTGTGCGAGATTTCGGCCCGCTACACGGTCATCCTCCAGGAGATGAATTTCCTACAGTCAAATTATCTGCTGATTTTTGACGATGTGCATGAATCCACTTCCAATGATTACAATGAATTCGTGGAGAGCCAGAAGAATAAGCAGTATCGGCTAGGCTATAGCCAGTTTCTCGCCGAGTTATCTGCCCTTGAAATCTTGGACCTGGGTCTTTTGAATTCAACCTTTCAGAAGATTCTAAAGAATATGTTACTCATCGGTGTGAAGGAGGATAAGAAGACCCTTATGGAAGAATACTGCGATTGCCTATTCCGAATGGCGAAGGTGTTGAAGAAGAAGACGGGGAAATTCTTCGTGTTGGCGCGGCAGACGGTGTATGAATCCAATAAGGAAACTCTGAATGAACTCATACAGAATTTCCAGACGTACCCGAGTGAGACGACAAAGACGCGGTTTATTTTGATGGATATCAAGGATATTCTTTCTGAATAATTTTTCTATGGGCATTGTAGAATGGCTAAGAAATCCAGACGCGCTACGAGACGCAGTGGCTCTAAACGCATTGTTGCCCGTGTATATGCCCCCGTAGGATTCGTGTTAAACTCTGCGGGCCACATTGTGAAGGGAGTTGCCTCCACTGCTGGAAAGATGGTTCGCCAGGGATTCCATGGCGTGCGTAAAATCGGAAACTCGGTGGCGAACAGCGCGAATAATATGATTAACCGGGTTACGCGCCGCAGACGCCGTAACTAAAAATTGAAAGGGGCGATACCAGCGGATAGCCCTTTAATTCAAATTAACCGGCATTCATAGAATGCCCAAGAATACCATTCGGAGTAAGAAGGAGTCTGGCAACCCGGGAGAGAATCCCCCGGGTCGCAAGAAGCCAACAAAGAATGTGCGTCGTGGAGGGGGGCAGCACGATGACGATGATGACAGCGTGGATAGTCATGGAAATATACGAGGGCTCATTTCCTATAGTGATGGGGAAGAGAGTGCCTCTATGCGATCGGATGACGTTCCTGTAAAGAAAACTCGTAAGGTGCCTGAAAAGGTGGCAGTGTTGCCGCGTACCAGAAGTCAGGCGAAAAAGGGTGCTGCCGTGCCGCCTCCTATAAGAGTCCCGTCATCTACCAGTCTGGCGTCATCCGTCGGTAGTAAGTCGGTAGTAAGTCCGAAGAAGGGGCGTACTCCGAAGGAGGAGGAGCTGATGGAGATTGAGTCGGAAGAGGAAGAGTCTGAGGAGGAATACACTGATGAGGACGATGAAACCGACGATGATGACGAGGATGAAGAGGAGTATAAGCCGAAGTCAAAGCGTGGCCCTGCCGAAATCAGTATTAGTTTCGGTGGAATGGGGGCGGAGGATGCCCAGGAGCGCCTAATACCGAAACGGCATAATATGAAGAAGGAGAGCGAAATCACCAATAAATTCGTGAAACTTATTACGGAACCGCGCGACGAAGGTGGTATTGACGAACAGATTGACCAATTCAACTCGCTGCCCGCCGATAAACAGAAGCAGCTTGTCGCAAGTCTGGAGAGACGTCCTGCTGTGGCCGAGGAGAACATGATGTTCAAGATTCTCACGATGAATCTTTCTGCCGAGACACAGGGTATCGTGCTCTCAAAATACAATGCCCTACAGGGAATGGACCCGTCTTCTGGGGAATATTATAAGCATAGAGCATGGCTGGAGAAGCTGACTTCACTCCCTCTTGGAATCTACAAGGAAATGCCGGTTAAATTGGAGGATGGCCCGGATTCTTGTGGGGCTTTTATGGAGCGGGCGCGGAAGCATCTTGGAGAGGCGATTTATGGACAGGATGAGTCAAAGCTACAGATTCTTCAATTCATCGCGTCCAAGATTGCGAATTCCGGGGCGCGCGGCCTGAGTTTGCTCCTTCTCGGACCTCCTGGTATTGGAAAGACGAGTTTGATTAAGAATGGTATCGCGAAAGCTCTGAACTGGCCCTTCCAATTCATCTCGCTAGGTGGTGATTCGGATGCCACGACTTATACGGGGCACCAGATGGTCTATGAGGGGTCGCACGCAGGAAAGATTGTGAACTCGCTGGCTACCGCGAAGAGTATGTCAATGGTTCTGATGTTTGACGAGCTGGACAAGATTTCCGCCACACCGAAGGGCGAGGAGGTCCAGAATCTCCTCATCCATATGACGGATTCCGTACAGAACTGCGAATTTGAGGACAAGTATCTTTCGGGTATCCCCCTGGACTTGAGCCGCACGATGTTCGTTTTCTCTGGAAATGATATCAATAAGATTGACAAGGTGCTCCTTGACCGAATGATTGTGATTCAGCTGGAGGGCTATGAGAAGAAGGAAAAGCTTGTGATTGCCGAGAGCTTTCTGTTGCCATCGGCACTGAAGGATGTGAATCTCCAGGAGAAGATGTCAATTGGAAAGGATGTGCTGGAGCATATTATTGCGGAGTATGCGAGCAAGGAGGCGGGAGTTCGCGAGCTGAAGCGGTGTATTGAGCAGATTACCCAGAAAGTGAATATGCTGCGAATCTTCAATACGAAGGACCTGCCTTTCCATATTGCCGATTTCCAGCTCCCGTTTGTGGTGAAGAAGCATCATGTAGATCTGTTTCTCAAGAAGAATGAGCCAAAGATTGACATTTCGGTACAGCAGATGTACATGTAAGCTAAGCTAAGCTTTTTTAAGCTTTTTGGAAAAAAGCTTGGCAAAAAAATTAAAGGTCTGCGACGCAGGAAGTTCTAACAATCTCTAACATATCTGGGTTTTTGCCAAGCTT